AGTAAAAAAGAAGAAGATAAATACAGCAAACGTAAAAATAAAAACAAAAAAGAAAAACATGGGAATAGGGAATACAATAGAAAGTGTGGGAGGATCATTATTAGGAATGATAGGACAAAATAGCAGAGCGAAAAAACAACATAACAGACAAAAAGAATTGATGGGAATTCAGATGGGAAATCAAAAGAGTTTAAATAAACAAGGACATCAATTACAGATGGATATGTGGAATAAAACAAACTATGGAGCGCAAAAAGATCATATGTTGGAGGCGGGATTAAACCCAGCGTTAATGTATGGAATGTCGGGAGGTGGTGGAACAACAACGGGATCACAAGGTGGAGGATCAGCACAAGGAGGAAATGCACATGCGCCAATGGATATAGGAAATGCGATACAATTAGGACTAATGAAAGCACAGACAGATAATATAATAGCAGATACAACAAATAAAAAAGCACAAACAACAACAGAAACGCAAAGAGCGGGGTTAACATTAAATCAAGCTGTGTTAGAAGCGGGGAAAATATGGGAAAAAGCAAGAGAAAATAAAATTGGAGATGCAACAGCAGAAAGCGAAATTAAGGGAATATTAGCGGAAAATATAGGTAAAGAAATAGACAACGAATTAAAGAAAATAAATAAAACGTTGAATGAAACACAAATAAAGGAATTAGAAAACAGAATAATTCAAAATTGGATAAAAACGGGAGCGCAGAGTGTAGAAGCACTAACGGGAAGTGTAGGTAAAATGGTAAACGCATTTATTGGGAAACAAACAAAATCAAAAAAATGATAGATATAATAATAAGTAAAATAAGAGGAATATGGGATTGGAGATATAAAAAATGAAATATGTGCTTATATCCGAAATTAATAAAGAATAGGAAATATGTAGCTAATAAGAAGAATAAGGGGGTCATACCCCCTATTCTAGATAAAAGGGTGCTTATGGTACCTGTGGGCTGTGGAAAATGTATGGAGTGCAGAAAACAAAAGGCAAGAAATTGGCAGGTAAGACTTCAAGAAGATATAAGAGAAAATAAAAATGCAAAATTTGTAACATATACATTCAATGAACATGAATTGCAAAAACTAGATAACGAAATAAAAGGATTAACAGGATATGAAAGAGACAACGAAATATGTAGGCTTGCAGTAAGAAGATATACAGAAAGATGGAGAAAAAAGTACGGAAAAACATTAAGACATTGGTTGGTGACGGAATTAGGGCATCAAAATACGGAAAGAGTGCATATGCATGGTATTGTATGGACAGACAAAGTGAAGGACATAGAGAAGATATGGAAATATGGGAAAATATGGATTGGGCAGTATGTAAATGCAAAGACGATAAACTATATTGTGAAATATGTGAATAAAATAGATGAAAAGCACAAAGAATATAATAGTAAAATATATGCAAGTAAAGGAATTGGAAAAGGATATATAGAAAGAAAAGATTTTAACAGGAATAGATATAATGAAGAAAAAACAATAGAGACATATAAGACAAGAGAGGGAATAGAAATAGCGTTACCAATATATTATAGAAATAAAAGGTATAATGATCAAGAAAAAGAGGATCTATGGTTACAAAAATTAGATAAAGAGGAAAGATATGTAAATGGGATAAAAGTAGATGTAAGTCAAGGAGAAGAAGAATACTATAAACTACTAAAACAGGAAAGAATAAAAAATAAAAGATTAGGCTATGGTGATGACGCTAAAAATTGGGAACTTAAAAGATATGAGAACGAAAGAAGAAACTTGAAGAAAAAAGAGAGAATAAAAAAATTGTACTATGTTGAGGAGAGTGGGGGAGGTGGCAAAGTGGCAGATACTCCGTAGGCTCTTGACAGAGTGTCAGAACGTGTGACGTTCTATCCAAAAATATGTAACGGAATTTTTTTTGTATATGCAAAAAAATACCTCCTAACTCGAATTAAATTAAAAAGTGTATATTTGAAATTGAAAAAAAAGATTAGTGCATAAAGAAAACTTATTTTACTTAGTATAAATTATAGTACAAAATTAAAAAAGTGAGGAAATAAGGGAAAAATGCGATAAAAAAAATTGATAGAAAAAGGTGAAAAGTATAAAGAAAAGCGATTAAATAGATAAAACTTATATGAGCAGACATAGAGAGCAATACGAACACCTGAGAAAACATAAAAAAGAAACAAGATGGATAACAAAAAGTGAATATGTAGATGAAGAAACGGGAGAAATAATAAGCAAACAAAGAGTAATAAATAGTGAATTTTATAAATTAAAACAGACAGTAAATTATGAATGTAGTAAAGACCAAAGAATCAAAAACATTATTAACGAATGTAGAAGAACAGGACAAAGAAGCCTATTCGGAAACAATTAGTAGAGAAGAAGTAAAAGACAGCCCATTTCATGTAATAACGATAGATGGGGAAAGCTTCGGAGTAATGGGAGATTATAGGCTAACAGAAAAAATGAGCAAAGAAAAAGTAAAAAAAGAATTAAAAAAAATAACATGGAATAGGATTATACAAGTAATCATGTTATTGGAAGAAATAAAAACTAACCTTAAAACAAGTAAATAATGAAAACAGAAATCGGTGGAGATAGATTAGGCTCTGGAAACAAACAAAGTGTAAGCTTAAAAAATTATGAAAGATCAACACATGATCTAGGGTATATATGGAGAAGCTCAATGGCGAGTGGAACATTAGTGCCATTTATGAGTGAAGTAGCATTGCCGGGAGATAGCTTCGATATTAAATTAGATTGTGATGTAAAAACGTTGCCAACAGTCGGACCATTATTCGGTAGTTATAAAGTGCAAATGGATGTATTCCAATGTCCAATGAGATTGTACCAAGGAAAACTACACATGAATATGTTGAATATTGGAATGGATATGAGTCAAATAAAATTGCCTCAATTAGAAATGTTATCATATTATGATGAAACAAAAGGAGATAATCAGCAAATAAATAGTAGTTCAATCTATTCATATTTAAATATGAGAGGATTGGGAAGAAATAGTGGGGATGATTATGCAAAGAGAGAATTTAACGCAGTACCGTACTTAGGATATTGGGATATATATAAAAATTACTATGCGAATAAACAAGAAGAAAGAGGATTTGTAATTCATAACAGTGATACAGATAATAGGTTCGAATATAGTTATTTTAATATTATTACAAATGGAACAACACAAAACATAAATGCAAGTAGCCAAAGTATAACAATAACAAATCAAATAGTAGAGGCAGTAATAGGGTATGAATGGAATAACGATCAAAACGAATATGGAGAGCCAGATATAAGTGATGTAAAATATTATAGACAAGGTTCAGTAAGACCGATTAAACAAATGTGGCAAACTATCGTAGTAGATAAAGAAGCACAAACAATAACATGCAATGGTTGGTTAGGAACAACGGGAGAAAGTGGATATTGGAACATGATGCCAAATCAGATGATAAATAACACAGAAGAAGCAACAGAAGGAGAACCTCAATTAACAGAATTTCCGTTAGAGAACATAGATGATATGAGAATGGATATTCTACAAGCTGTAAAAAGTACAACAGCGTTCAAAATAAATAAAGATACCTATGCACCATATGGATTAGGATTAGCATGGGGAGGAGATCAAACAGTAAGTAGTGGTGAATCGTTATTCTATAAAGAATATAGTCAAGAAGGATTAGGAATTAAAACATATCAAAGTGATTTGTTTAATAATTGGATAAGTACAGAATGGATAGATGGAAGTAACGGAATTAATGAAGTAACAGCAGTAAGTACAGCGGGAAATGAGTTTACAATAGATAGTTTAAACTTAGCGAATAAAGTATATAATATGCTAAATAGAATCGCAATAAGTGGAGGATCATACGATGATTGGTTAGATGCAGTTTATACACATGAAAGAGCGAAAAGTTGTGAAAACCCAGTGTATCAAGGAAGTTTAATAAAAGAGTTAGCGTTCGAAGAAGTAGTATCGTTAGGAGATACAAGTGTAGATGGAAACGAGCAACCATTAGGAACGTTAGCAGGTAGAGGAAAACTAACGGGAAAACATAAAGGAGGAAGTATAAGAATAAAAGTAGATGAGCCATCATACATTATAGGAATTGTAAGTATAACACCAAGAGTAGATTATAGTCAAGGTAATAAATGGGATACAAACCTAAAAACGATGAACGATCTACATAAGCCAGCATTAGACGAAATTGGATACCAAGATTTAGTAACAGATCAAATGGCATGGTTTGGATCAGAAGCGGAAGAAGATGGTACTATTAATTATGAAACAGCAGGAAAACAGCCAGCATGGATAAATTATATGACGAATGTAAATCAAACAAGAGGAAACTTTGCAGTAGATGGAAGGGAAATGTTTATGACATTAAACAGAAGATATGAACAAGGAGTAAACGGGATTGAGGATGTGACAACGTATGTTGACCCAAATAAATATAATCAAATCTTTGCACAGCAAGACTTAAGTAGTCAGAATTTTTGGGTACAAATAAGTAACAATATAACGGCAAGACGTAAAATGAGTGCAAAAGTAATTCCAAATTTATAAAATATGTATAAATATAGAAAGAGTAAAAAAAGTCAATTAAAAAGTGTAGAGTTGGTAGAAGGTGAACCAATA